AGATAGTGGGGCTCTCGGCTTAGTTAAAAACCTCATAGATAAAGACCCAAAAGTTGACTCTGATGAGGCTCAACGCATGATTGATGCAGAGGTTAGGTTCCAAGAAAACGTCACAGAGAGGTGGAAAGCGGATATGGGGAGTGATGTTAAGCTCGCTAAACTCATACGCCCTGTCACCTTGATTGCTTTGATGACTATGTTCATGTTCACTATGGTGGCAGATAGCATCGATACGTGGCCATTCAACGTTAAAGACTCATACGTAGATTTACTACAGATCCTTATGATGACAGCCTTCGGGGCCTACTTTGCTGGGCGGACGATAGAAAAAGCAAAACGATGATTCGCAAATTATTAATAGCCACTGTGCTAACCTTGTTTACTTTAAGTAATGTTTTAGGGCAGGGGGTAATCAAAGATTTTTTCAAGTATAGCACGTTCTATACGTCTTTTAATCAATCCAACGCGATGGTTCAAGAAGATGTATATGCTGTAAGAAATGGGGTGTTAACTGTAGTCCCTATGGAATATCAACCTAACTACACATTTTCCGTTGGATTAAGGAAGCTTGCCCGTTTCGGGTATGAGAAAAAGGCTAAGAATTTTTATGACGGATCAGAGATCTCCATGTCAGAGGAAGCTAACATAGGTTATGTGAGTGGGTTTGAATATGTTTTAGAACGCTCGGACGTACGCTTTACTGGTAGAGAATCAATAAACCAAAGATACTTTCTTAGACATCTCTCTAAATGGTTCGTAGCAGAGATAGATTTTATGGAGAATGGGTTAGCGGATATAAAGTACTTAGAATCAGCTCTTAAGTTACGTGTTAAGTTAGGGAAAAAACTAAACTTCACCGCAGGGATTGCAGGTCGCAGACATCCAGCGTATGGGATAGCACCTATTGAGGATTGGATTGAGGAAAATAACGGGGCATGGTGGTTATTGGCTTACGATTATAACTATACCGACAGCTGGGTATATATAGATTCCAATAGTGATGGATCATACACTGACGGGGAATGGAGTGATTGGGAGTGGTACGGACCAGAAGGAAATCTTGTAGCAGAGACCGACTCTGAGTTCAGACGTTACCAGTATGGAACTATTGTTAATCAGTACAACAGAGACGTAAGAAGTTCATTACCGCAACAGTACCAACTGTCAGCTGCAGTAGGGCTGGACCTATATCATTACTCTAAGGATTTTTGGATCCATTCCTGGGTAAATGTGATGCCGTATCATAAAGAATTTGGGGAATGGGAATACTCTTATGGTAGAATTGCAGGGGATTCATGGATAGATTATAACGCAGGTACTGTGTTTGGGGTCAACTTGGGGAAGCACTTAGGGATTTTTGCCGAAGGGAAATTTAGCGAATATTGGGGGAGACCTTATGGTAGTATAACAATGGGAATAAACTATGTAATTATATGAGGATGAGTGAATTAAATGAAAATACGAATTTTCAGATTAGTGTAAAGACACTAATTGGGATTGGGGCGGGAATGGTTACAATAATCAGTATGTGGTTTGTACTACAAGCGGATATAGCCGAGGCAAAAGCACTCCCATTACCTCCAGATGCTGAAGTGACACGCATGGAGTTTGATATGAAAGATCAACTTATACGTCAAACTATTATGACCACCCAAGAGAATGTGGCGGAGATAAAAGATGACATAAAAAGGATTGAGGATAAAATAGATGAACTGAAATAAAATGAAATGAAATTAGCTCTATACTTATCACTATTAGTTTTCTTGTCCCTTTTTGCGGCAAAGAGCATAGCTGACTCCTCTCCCGAAAAGCACACAGACTTTGATGTTGGTTTATGTGTTGTAGAATTTAATGCTTCTTTTAACACTAAGAATAGTGTAGCATGGATTGACAACTTAACAGACTGTGATATAAATAGAGTAGATATTGTTTCAGATCCTGATCTCCAGAAGAAATATAAAATAGTGGTAGTCCCAACTATTGTAATCCTCAACGACGGGGAGGAGAAGAAGCGCTTCCAGGCGAATATCATGATGACGATGGAGGTCACCAAAGATGATGTTCAAGAAGCTATTGATGAGATCTTAATGAGTTCGTTTTAACGAAGCATCGTAACAGTCCCAGACACCTTTAATGTTTCTGCTCTGTACCCTACAGCATGAAGGGACCACGTATACACCCCATCTCCCACATAATAATCCTCATTTCGTGATTCCCCATACCATACTTCTTCCGGGTCATTTGTGCTCCATACAATGTTACCCCAACGATTATGCACTGTGAGACTCCAGTCTGACCAACAAGTATAAGATTCAGACACAACATAAAAACTATCATTTATCCCATCATTATTTGGAGAAAATGCGTTTGGAACAAAGACAGATTTGCATTCAGTAGTAGCAAATCCATTTTCACATTCTAGTCCTGTAGAACAATCTATCCAAAGCTCTACCATCTCATACTCATATAAGGTATCTATTTGATAGATATATACCTCCTCATACTCAATAACAGTATCACTTAGGTATACGTATGTAGTATCATAAAAATATACCGGGAAGTAGATAGAATCCATAAGGATAAGAGTATCTAACTCTATCACATATACTGTGTCAGGCTCTAGATACACGTACTCTATAAGGGTGTCTACTTCATACACAGTATCCGTCAAGTATAACGGAGAGCATAGAGTATCCGAACAAAGGGGACTCCCCACTGCCCCTCCTGGATTATTCTCCCTACATGTATACCAGCTGTTATTGCAGTTCATATCTGGATACTCATCGATAAACGGGGAAACCCCATCATCAGTTCCTGTAGCCCAACCCCCATCAGCAGTATACCATGTCGGGGAGAAGTTGATTTGCCATATCACAAACTCGATGCACTCCCCTTGTTCTAAATAATAATCTAGAAACGGGGCAGCACAGCACCCCAGGCTATTGCTTTCTGGCTCCCCAGGAGAACAGTCCGCCGCAAAAGCATTATCTAGAGGCATAACAATTGTATCCCCATTGGTTATGGGTAAATCTGCCCAACTCGAAGGAACCATAGCTAAAGCCCCATACCACCACCCAGGATGAAAGTTATCGGGATTCATGACGCATGGCCCTATAGATAGAGACTCTTGACTCCCTGGAATATGAAACCCAATCTGGAGCATAGTAACCATACACCCCTCCCCTTCTGCAGCTACGGTAACATCATATGTATTGAGGTTAACATCTACTATAGATAGATCACATTGAGCATCTATACAAACAGGGATAAAGAGTAAGAAAAGAAAAAGCTTTTTCACTAAACAAATATATAACTATATTTGTAGTTGTCAAATATTAGATTTAATAAATGCATTTACAATTAAAATCCAAAACAAAATGGAACTAGAAGTTTTACGATTTAGTTCTGAGAAAGATAGTACTCTTGGACTTCTCTTTGAACGAAGAGGAAAAGAACGACATTTTCTATGTTACACACTAGAAGATGAATACAGAGAAGAAAAAGTTATGCATGAAACTCGCATTCCTGCGGGAACGTATGAAATTACCCTTAGAACAACTGGAGGTTTTAATGATAGGTACTCTAGTCGGTTTGGGGATATTCATAAGGGGATGCTTTGGGTTCGTGATATACCTGGTTTTGAGTATATTCTTATCCATTGTGGTAATGATGATGATGATACTTCTGGTTGCCTTTTGGTTGGGGAAACTCAAAAATCAAATTTTGTGGGATCTTCAACAAATGCGTATAAAAAACTTTACTCAAAGTTAGTAGAAGTATTACTTGACAAAAAAAGAATAACAATAAAATATATAGATTACGATAGTGTATAAAATTTTATCTTATATTTGCTGCAAATCAATACATATATGGCAGATATAACATTTCAACCAACCCGAGATTGGGTAGTTCTTCCACACAAAAATCCTCAACAAACCGATTCAGGTATTATTCTTACTGAGCAAACAACAATAAAAGCTAATAACATATTAGAAGTTGTTGCAGTGGGACCAAAATGTGAAGTAATTAAAAAAGGGGATACTGTTATGGTACATCCCACAAGTGAAGGATTAGTAGTTACACTTGACGAAGGGGAGTTTGTTATGGTTAATGAATTCATGATTTGTGGAACATTTAACTAATGAAAGGAACAGTTACCATCCCTTTAAAAGATTTTGATGAGCTAAGAGATGCTCATAAAAAAGCCACTAATTTAAGATCTAGTACGATAGAAGCTGCTAGAGAGGTGGAAGTATTCTTATCTTTTTTACTCACACGAGAAAATTTTCAAGAATATGTAGATGAATTTAATTCTCAGTCTCGACGTAGTAAAATTATGATTGAGGGTGGGAGAGCTAAAATAATGTTCAATGAGAAAACTTAATATTAAAGTCAATACCACATTTAAGTACATTCAAGTATTTAATGGGATATTAGAACTTACACAGAAAGAAATGTTAATTCTTTCTGAGTTGATCAATTACGGTGATCGAAAAAATCTTTGCACAGTAGAAACTAAAAAGATTGTAGCGAATCTAGTTGGGATTGAAGATTTTAATACACTCAATAATTATGTTAAACGACTTAAAGATAAAGGAGCGCTTGTTAAAACTAATCATACTTATACGATTGCTCCTTTTTTAGTTCCTGGAGAAAACACAGTAATTCAAATTAATACAGATGCCTAACTCTCTTTCACTACTTGAATTGGTAAAAAACTTTGGGAAAGAAATTTCAAAGTTTACAAAGGCTGGTGCCCCTATGGTTACAGAAGATGAGTATAAAACTCGGCTTCAAACTTGCGCCACATGTGAACATCTTAAACGAGAACGAAGATGCGGATTATGTGGATGTGTAGTAGCTATGAAAGCTCAAATGAAAACAGCCAATTGCCCAGACAATAGATGGACGAAAAATCATTAATAATTAAATTAGCTAGTGAGTATAATCTCCCAATCTCTAAGGTTGAGGAGATTGTATATTTTCAATTTAAGTTTGTTGGAGAGGTAATAAAAAAAGGAAACTTTGAAGCTGTTAGACTTCCATACCTGGGGAAGTTTCATGTTAATCCAGGCAGACTAAAACATTTAAATGAAAGATTTAATAACAGTAGACGGAAATAAAGTTATTTCTTCTCCATATATTTTAGCTATTCCAGAGTTTAAATCTTTAACAGCTGGAAGCCTTAGTGCTGTGTATTTTTTTGCAGACTATAGATCTCCATATGCAGTATATGAAGAATCTGAGAGGTGGGAGATAATCATGAAATCTATTAAAGTTAAACGAACTAAAGAGATAGATATAGCTATTAGAAAATATAAAGAACTTTCAGAAACCTCAGCTGTAAAGCTTTTAAAGTCTGCAAAAGAGAGTGTTACAAAGCTTGAAAAATACTTCAAAGAAGTAGACTTGACTTTGACAGATGATAATGGTCGTCCTATCTATCATGCTAAAGATTTAATTAATAATCTTTCAAATATGAGTAAGATTGTTAATGGGCTTGACGAGTTAGAAGATATAGTAAAAAAGCACCAACAAAAAGACAATCCAAATAGAGGGGGAGTTGTAACTAATAAGTACTCTATATGAGATTTGTTGATACTCACAGGTTCTCTCCAGCAGCTACGCTGTATATGAAACAGGGGTATTATGTAGATGCCTTAGAAGGAACACGAGAATATTATGAGTTTTGGGATAAGGAAGCATCTAGATGTTTGTATGGATTTGAAGTAGACGGAATAAGAATAACAGGCTATCATTACTTCTACTTAAATTATTGTCCAATTGATCGTGCAATAGATGAAGTTCTTCCTGACGGAACTGTACAGTCTAGACGTGATAGAACCTTTCCTGCATTTTATGATGGAGACCATAAATATTTTTCAGCAGTAGACAAATGCAGAAAAGAAAATAAACATATGTCTGTGCTGAAAGCACGACGTAAGGGGTACTCATATAAAGCTGGAAGTATGCTAGCTAGAAATTATTTCTTTCTTAGAAACTCAAAGAATTTTGTATTTGCTGAACAGAAAGAATATTTAATTGGGGACGGACTCTTGTCTAAAACTTGGGACTTTATATCTTTTGTAGATGATAATACTGCTTGGACTCAGCCTCGTTTGATTGACAAGGAGATGCACAAACAGTCTGGATACAAAAAACGAGTAAACGGAACGGATGTAGCACTTGGAATGAAGTCTCAAATTATTGGGGTGTCTCTAAAAGATAATCCACACAAAGTACGTGGTAAAGCTGGGGAATTGATATTTTTTGAAGAGGCAGGATCTTTCTCGGGCTTGTTGACAGCGTGGGAAATTGCTATGCCTACAATGAAACAAGGTTCTAAAACTCTTGGAACTATGATTGCTTTTGGTACTGGGGGAGAAGAGGGAGTGGGATTTGACAGCTTAGAAGAATTGTTTTATCACCCAGAAGCATATAATTGTTTGGGTTTTGAGAATGAGTGGGATGCAGGAGCAATAGGTACTGAATGCGGATATTTTGTTCCAATCTATGAAAACTTAGATGGGTTTATTGATGTAGATGGAAACTCCTTAGTTAGTAAAGCTCAAGAGTTTGAGGACTCTGCAAGAACAAATAAGAAAAAAGCTAATGATCCTAAATCATTTGATCAATATATAGCTGAACATCCTTTTACTCCACAAGAGGCAACTCTACAAACTACTATTAATATCTTCGATGTTAGCTCTTTAAAAGAACAGTACAACAGAGTAAAAGCGCACAATCTTGAAAAGAATGGAACTCCAGGAATTCTTTACTATAAAGATAAGGATATAAAATTTCGTCCTGATCCCACAATAAAGCCTGTGGTCAATTTTCCACACAGAAAGGATGATAATATTACTGGGGGAGTAGTTATGTATGAACCCCCATATAAAACTAAAGAAAATTTAGTTCCACATAATTTGTATATTATTTGTCATGACCCGTATGCGCAAAGTAAGTCTACAACTAATCAATCTCTTGGAGCAGCATATGTTATCAAACGTCCAAACAATTTATCTAAACCAGATGATATTATTGTAGCCAGTTATGTTGGCCGTCCAGATACTCAAGATGAATACAATAGAACTCTTTTTATGTTGGCAGATTATTACAATGCTAAAATAGGATTTGAGAATGATCGAGGAGAATTGATAGCATATGCTAAACGGTATAGAAAACTATACAAATTACAAGAAGAGTTTGAAATGCTAGACAAACGGGAACTGCAGTCTAGAAATGTAAGACGTCAATACGGGATGCATATGACTGAACAAAGAAAACGTCAAGGGGAGTTATATATTAGAGACTGGCTGCTTTCTCCTAGAAGCAAAGATGAAGAGGGAAAAGTTTCTTTAAATTTGCATCATGTCTTTGATACAGCGTTACTTCAAGAACTAATTAAGTTTAGTTATAAAGGTAACTTTGATAGAGTGATGGCTTTTATGATAGGAATGTATCATACAAGAGAGCTATATAATAAAGAAGTCACAGAAACCTTTGATGATAGGTCTCAAGACGACTGGTTTGATTTGAACTATAGATAATTTTGTAACTTTACAACAATGTATGGAAACGCTAAAATTCCGCAGCAAAGACTGCCGTTAAAGCAAAAAACTCAAAAGTGGAAAGAAGATAGCGTTGATGCGTTTATCAATCTTTCTAAATTTGGTATAAGTGAAAGAAGAGGCAGGCTTAGAGCATTGTATGATTATTACAATGGAGAGATTGCAGATGATGATTACAAGTATGTATTAAAACCATACGGTAAGACTCGAGAAAACTTCCCATCTAAACTTAGGAACTATCCGATCATTAAACCTATTATCGATCTTTTGCTTGGAGAAAAATCTAAGCGCCCATTAAATTATTCTGTAATTGTAAAAAATTCAGACTCTGTTAGTTTAAAAGAAGAGGCTAAAAAGAAAAAACTAACTCAAGTTGTTGAGGCTATGTTTTTACAACAGATTGATCAACAGCAACCTCAACAACAGCCACAGCCAGTACAGCCTGGACAACCTCCTCAACCACAGGAGAAACCACCGCTCCCAGAACAAATTATGGAGCAGTTCGAAAGAACATATGTTGATGATAGAGCAATTAAAGGTCAAGCTGCAGTTAATTACATTATGTATGAACAAGAGATTTATGATAAGTTTCAGAAATCTTTTTTCCACTATTTAGTGTCAGGAGAGTGCTATTCACATAAAGGTGTAAGACGTAAAGAGCCTTTTTATGAAGTAGTTAATCCTATAGATATAGATTTTGATAAAGATCCAGATTTGGAATTTGTTGAAGATGGAGATTGGGCTATAGTTAGAAAGTATGCACATGCCTCTACAATTGTAGATAATTTTGGGGAATATTTAAATGCAGAACAAATTCTACATCTTGAAGATCCAAAACAAGATTCTATGGATTCATATCTATTGCATACTGCTTCCGTAGGCACTGAAAGCAATGAAAATAGAAATAGGCTTGTAGAAGTGGTTACTGTTTACTGGAAATCTAGAAAAAGAATTGGATTTGTAGAGTACTTGGATGAAAACACAGGCATGCAAGAAGAGTTTGAAGTTGAGGATGGGTACAGACTCCCAACCCAACTAAAAAACCAACAAGCTAAATTGAAGTGGGAGTGGGTAAATGAAGTTTGGGAAGGAACTAAATTAGATAACAAATATTATATTAATATTTCTCCAGTTCGTAATCAAAGACTTTCTTTAGATAATCCATCAATTTGCAAACTTCCAGTTAATGGAAGAAAGTATTCAGATATTAACTCTAATAATATCTCTTTAGTACAATTGGGAATTCCATACCAGTTGAACTATAATATCTTCAAATATCGTATGGAGCTAGCTATTGCTAGAAGTAAAGATATTGTTGCGCAATTCGATATTAATATGATTCCTAAAAAATGGGATCTAGATAAGTTTATGTATTATGTGGAGGGCACAGGAATCGCTTGGGTAGATTACAATAAAGAGGGAGTTCAACTTTCTCCACAACACCAGTCTGTATTGGATATGTCTATTAAGACTATTGAACAATACATAATGCTCTTAGAATCTATTATGCAAGAGTGGGAGAAAATCTCAGGGGTAAATAGACAGCGTCAGGGAACTATTGGAACTTATGAGGGTAAAGCAACTTCTCAACAAGCTATTGTACAATCTTCTCATATTACAGAAGATATATTTAGAAAGTTTGCAAGATTTGAACAAAGAGAAATTCAAGGTTTACTTGATTATTCTAAAGAAGCTTGGATAGAAGGAAAGCGTTCTATGTATATAATGCCAGATACTACATCTCAGCAATTAGATATTGATGCTCTTAAACATATGGAATCCGAGTATGGAATATTTGTTTCTGATGCAGGAAAAGATCAAGATAATCTTAGACAAGCTAGAGAAATGTCTCAGTCTATGCTTCAAAATGGGATGCCAGCTTCTGCGGTACTTGAATTATTTGATACTGATAATTTTGTTGGGGTTAAAGATAAGATTCGTAAAGCTGAAAAGGCTCAACAAGAACTTGAGCAAAAACAACAAGAAGCTCAGCAAGCGCAAGAACAACAGCAAATGCAAATGGCACAACAACAGCAACAGCAAGAAATTCTTGATAAAGATAAAGACAGACAAAAAGATATTGAGATTGCTCTTATTGGTGCTGAGTCCAAAGACCAAACTGGAAAATTACAGCTTGATCTTCAAAAGATGATGAATGACTTTGAAATCAAACAAAAGGAAATTGATCTTAAACAGCAAGCTTTAGATAAAGAGGGAGATTTAACACCTGATGGAGAATGAATAATGAAACTCGGCGTGTACTTCTAGCTCGACAAAGACAATCTGGATTCCCAGGATCTATTATCGATGTTTTTAAAGCATATGATGCAGGCAGAGATATTATCTCAGAATTTGAACAACAACAGCAACAACCACAAATAGCTTCTACCCCAGAACAACAACAGGAAGGTTTAAGACCTCAGCATGCAGCGGGGAACACTCAGGCTAGTATGACTTTCCCTAACGTCCCTCCTAATACCGCATTCAATACAGTTGGAATGAAAGCTCCAATTAATATAGAAAAGTATGATAAGCAGGGACATTTAGTCAAATCATACGAGAGTGTTCCCCCAGGTGTTGAAAACTTACCTATGGGCCCTAACGAGGGAATGGTTCTTGAAACTCCTGCTGAACAGTATAAAACTGGAGGAGAAATAA